TCTATGGACGACCTTATCGAAGACAACACGAAACTCATCGCAGAGGTGAAGCGTCTAACTCAACTCCTCAACGGAAAATGAACCGCAAAAAAAGTCACCAAAGCAAGCTGTCTCCAGAAGACCAATCCAAGCTCCGAGCCATGAGGTCAAGAGGCCCGGAGGAGTGGATGGAAATGCTCAACGCACTACCCGAAACCATCAGGCAATTCGCAGCGAGGATAATCTGGTGGGATTGGTTTGCCACCAGAACGGTCGCAGAGAGATGGCCTCACCTCGACAGCTACCTCAAGTTCACGACCGAGGAATGCCCATACGCCCCTCTCGTTGAGGCGCTTGAGTCCCTGGGCTACCCCACCCGCACAGCACTCACCCGCGCAGATGACCCCCGAAGCAAATAAAACCATGAACCCTCCAAGAGATGACTCATATTGCCCCTGCTGTGGGCGCAGAAATTAAAACCCCATGAGCAACAACAACACAGGACAAGACCCCCTCTGGCTCCAGCGATGGAAGGAAGAGGGCATCAGATACCTCGGAAAGAAAGGAACTGGTCATATCGACCACCTCGACAGGTGGCAACAAGCCTTCATGATCGGCTTCCTTGAGGGGGTCAAATCTTGCGCAGAGGAGTTTGAGCTACCCCCAGGTACTCACTTCGCTGCCGTGGAACTTATCAATGAGGAGGAGGTTGAATGAACTCAAGAGCCAAAGGATGCAGGGGGGAACGGGAGTGGCGTGACCAACTACGGGAGGCCGGCTTCCTCAAGGCCCGTCGAGGTCAGCAGTTCTCTGGTGGCACCGACTCCCCCGATGTCGTCTGCCCAGAACTTCCAGATGTCCACTTTGAAGTGAAGCGAGTGGAGTCAGGCAACCCGTACAACTGGCATGACCAAGCGAAGTGTGACGCCGGCTCCAAGATCCCCGTTGTTGCCCACAAGCGCAATGGTCGCCGTTGGCTTGTCATCCTTGAAGCTGGACATTTCCTAGACATCGTCCGCCGGTCGGACTTGGTGAAGGAAATCGAATCTGAAGAAATTGAGAGGGCGTACTAAACATCCGCTTGACCAACTAACTCACATCACCTAATTTCACAAAACAACGGGAGTGAAGTCCCAAATTAATATGCAAATCAATTTACGCCCTCGCTTCTGTGTGACCCGTTCATGTTCGGGAAACTTCACCACATCGAAGCGGGGGCTTTTGTTTTAATATCATGAGCAATTCAGACCAACTAACCATCAGCAGAAGCGATATCGTGCAGCTACTTAAACTCAAGGAGTTGCAGACCAAGGCCACAGAAAGACTCAAGCACGATACCGATACTGATACGATTCTGATCCTTCAGAGTGCAATCATGCATATCCATCTGGAAATCAAAAAGATCCTACCTACTCTTTGATTTAACATGAGCTTCAAAATTAAGAACTGGTCACGGCACCAGCACTTCAAAGACCGGCGCCCTCCCTGGATAAAGCTATATCGGGATATCCTAGACGATCCCGAATGGCATTCCTTGGATGCCGATGCCGCAAAGCTCCTTGTCATGCTGTGGCTTTTGGCGAGTGAGAACGAGGGTGAATTGCCAAACATCAAGACCATCTCCTTCCGCTTGAGGGTTTCTGAAAAGCAAGTTTCGGCACAACTTCCCAAGCTGTCTCATTGGATGGAACAGGATGATATCACGATGATATCACCGCGATATCAAGATGTACCAGTAGCTGAATTAAACAATTCAGTAGCTGATATTGAAACCCCTCGGAGAGACAGAGGAGAGACAGAGAGAGAGATAGAGAAAGAGAACACCTCGCCGGTCGGCTCGGATTTTGAGCGATTCTGGTCTGCATACCCCAAAAAGGTCGGCAAGGCCAATGCCCTCAAGGAGTGGAAGAAGGCTTCCCCAGACATCGAATCAGTCCTGCAATCCCTGTCCCTTCAGAAGGCATGGAGAGAAAACCCTGCGGAGGGAGAGTTCATCCCGGCATGGAAAGATCCCGAAAGGTGGATCAAGGCCGGTTGCTGGAATGACGAGGTATCGGTTCCAGAGGAGCAGGACGAGTGGGCAGCATTCCCAAGGAGCTAAACCATGAACTTCACTTCCCCACCCCAGCAGCTAATCCCCATGAACTCCATGCCGGCATCCCTTGAGTCTGAAAAGATTGTCTTGGGTGCAGTCATGAAAGCCCCCTGCGTGGACGAACTCACAGAACTTACGGAGGATCATTTTTATCACCCGTCACATTCTGCAATCTGGAAAACCATCCTTGCCCTAAATGCCAAGGGTTCCTCCACCTCAACCGCTTCGGTCGCGCAGAGGATGTCAGAGGACAAAACGATGGACGATATCGGAGGGTTCAACACCCTCATTGAAATCACCAACTTCTGCCCTACCCACCATATAGCCCAGGAACACGCCGATATCCTCAAGGACAAGGCTACCAAGCGAGCAGTTATCAAGGCAGCGGAGCGCATCTTACTGGAAGCTAAACAATCAGGAGCGCAGCCGGTCGATGAACTCATGGCAGAGGTGGAGTCCATCTGGGCCGACATCAAGGGCAAGCGCCACCTGCCCAAGCACTCCATGACCTTGAAGGATCTAGCCAATCCGATCATTGACAGTTTGGAGTATGCCGTCAGGAACAAAGGGGAAATCCTTGGGATCACCTCCGGGTTCAAGAAGCTCGACGAGGTTTTCAACGGGTTCCGAGGTGGTCAACTCGTCATCCTCGCCGCCCGTCCGTCCATCGGCAAAAGCGCCTTGGCTACCAACATGGCAGTCTCGGCACTCAAGGCCGGTCACAAGCCAGTTCTCTTCACCCTAGAGATGCCAGCATTGGAAGTCGGTCGCAGAATCCTCCTTGGTGAAGCGAGAATGCCCCTAGAAATCGTCAGAACAGGAATTGCGGAGCGAGGGGCCATGAACAAGATCATGCAATCTACGGGCATTTTAAGCGATTCTATCATTATCAGCGAAAAGGAGAATGTTTCCATCGCTGACCTCCGATCCCAGGCAAGGATCTACAAGAAGCAGGGAAAACTGGACATCCTATTCATTGATTACCTCCAACTGATGAAGGGAACCACCAAGAGATCAGAACAGAACCGGCACCTTGAGATCGCTGAAATCACGGGAGGTCTCAAGGAACTCGCTAAGGAACTGAATATCCCGGTCATTGCCCTGTCCCAACTCAACCGAGAGATCGAAAAGCGAAAGGGAGGCAAGCCCATGCTCTCCGACCTTCGTGAGTCAGGTGCCATTGAACAGGACGCAGATATCGTCATGCTGCTTCACCGAAAGAAAGAGAAGGCATCCGAGGACGCAGAGATCCTAGTTGCCAAGAACCGATCAGGAGTAGCCAACGAGGTTAAGACTCTCTGGTTTGATGGCCCAACCACAACCTTCAGCGATTACGAGAGATGATCAACCAACTAACATTTGGCTTGACGCCTGACAAAACCAACCAGTAAAATTACCGAAATTATGGGAGTTAGTAAACCTCGCACTCAAGGTAAAGGAGATGGAAGACGCGACAACTTCAAAGCGTTCAGCGCCGGCATCAAAGCTATCCAGAAACCTTCAAACTGGACACCTCACGGCACCGTTTTCCTCCGCAAAAACAACCGAACCATTGTGAAGTATGGGTAAGCTTCTCAAGCCAAGACAGGAGAAGTTTGCCAAGGCACTTGCTACTGGTCTTCCTCTTGCAAAAGCCGCAAAACAAGCCGGTTACAGTCCTGATCCTGCCCATGCTTGCAGAAGAGCAAAAACTGCCAATGTTTCGCAAAGGGTGACTGAACTCCGCGCCATCGCTGAAGAGAAGCTAGAACTATCGCGTCAGGAGTACCTTAAAACTGCTTGGAGTCGCTACATCGAACTGGCACCCGATCATCCTGTCACCGCGAAGTACGGGGAAATGGTCGCAAAGGCCCAGGGATGGAACGAACCCGACAAGGTAGAACTCAACGGGTCTCAAGAATTGATTATCCGAATTGGCGGAAACCAGAATGCATAAAGCAGGAGACATTCGGGAGGATGGTCATATTTTCTCTCAATACAGCAAGCAAGCCAACGGGAAGGTCTATGAGATATGGCTTTCCCCAGAAGCAAGGGAGCGAGATTTACAGAGAAGAAGAGACCGTATTGCCAAGAAAAGACAGGATGTAGGATTCCTTCAAAGAGAGCGAACCAAGAAAAACCAACTCCGCCGGCTCAAGTACCAAAACGATTCAGAATACAGGGCCAGGATAATTCGGGCTTCAATAGAAACAGAACGAAGGAAAAAGGATGACCCTGTTTTTAAGATCAAGCGATCTTCCGCAAGGTTGAGACGATACTCTGAAAGGTACAAATCGGACGTTTCTTTTGCTTCTAGGTGCGTTGAAAAAGCCGCTGCTAGACGTGAACGATTGAAATCTGATTACGCCCATCTTCCAAAGGAGTCCAAAGAGATTATCCGTTGCTTCTATGACCTCCGGGCAAGGTTATCCAACTGCACGGGAATTGTTTTCCATGTTGACCACGTTGTTCCATTGGCACGGGGCGGATCGCACTCTCCATGCAATCTGCAAGTCATTACCTCTATTGCCAATATGCGGAAACACGCCCGTCTAGAATATGTCCACAATAGTTGAAATCATTCCAAGGCCGCAGCTTGAACCATACCTTCACCGAAAGGAACGATGGGCCTGCATGGTGCTTCACCGAAGGGCCGGCAAGTCGTTCGTCTGCATTCAAGATTTGATTGTCCGAGCTTTAACCAACAAGCGCACGGAGCCGGCACCAAGATACGCATACATCGCCCCAACAAGGGAGCAGGCAAAGGATATTGCGTGGAAATACCTATCCTCTTTTGCTGGTCAGATACCTGGAACCGAGATCAATAAGGCAGAACTCCAAATCACCTTCAAAACGGGAGCATCCATCAGACTTTACTCTGGCGAAGCGTATGAACGACTTCGGGGCATCTATCTCGACGGGATCGTGATGGATGAGGCGGCAGATATTGACCCCGCTGCATGGGATAACGTCATCAGGCCAACCCTTACCGATTACCGGGGATGGGCGACATGGGTAGGCACCCCAAAGGGGCGTGATTCCTTCTATCGCACCTATACAAGCGCAGTTAATGACCCAGATTGGTTCACGCTTTTGCTGAAAGCATCAGAGTCAGGAATTATCCCAGAGGATGAGTTAAAAGACATCCGAAGGGGAACCAATGAGACGGCATTCCTCCAAGAGTATGAGTGTTCATTCTCTGTGGCTAGGAGGGGAGCTATCTATGCTCCATCTATTGAAGAGGCCCGAAACAACCGCAGGATCTCCAATGATGTCCTCTGGTTCAAGGAAGCCCCCGTCTATACCTCGTTCGACGTAGGCGCTCCTCTCAATCAGCGTTGCTGGGTCTGGCAGATGGTCGGAGACCGCATCAACTTCCTTGAGGCATTGTCAGGAGGTGATGACTGCAAGACGCCGGCAGATTGGGCAGGCCGGCTCACCCAGAAGCAATACCGATACGGGGCGCATTTCATCCCGCATGACGCTGCCCAAGAGAATGGGGGACTATGGCAAGAGGCGCTGAAGCTCGGAGGTCTAGCCAATGTGGTTCCTGTACCACGCCAGATGTCAGTATGGGATGGCATCAATCTAGCCCTCGACGCCTTCCCTCGCATCGGGTTCAACGAGGAAGGTTGCCGGGACGGGATCGACTCACTCGACGCCTATCATTCCAAGGAGGAACGCGACGGGGTCACCATCAAGAATGTCCCCGTGCATGACTGGTCTAGTCACGGGTCAGACTCATTCTCCCTAGCGCATCAGGCGATCAAGGCCGGTCTCGTCGTTGACCGCACGGCAATCGCAAGGCGTCCGAGGCCGATGGGTCGCCCGGATGTCATCATGGGATTTCGAGGATGACTCCCGTTGAGCAAGTTGCAGCCCTCTACGATGGGAGTCGGTCATTTCGCTCCGACTTGGAAGCGTATCTCCTGCGAGGTTATGTCATCTCCACCCCGACTTCCTTCTGCATGGCAAGGGCAGTCCAGAAGGGGGCCGATCACGCACTCATCAAAGACCCCTA